TCTTTTAGTTAAATCCTCCTCAGTTCTAACTCTTCTTAATTTATCCTCATTTAGAACTGCTTCCTGTTGTATAAAATTAGTTAAATTATCTAAGGTTATAGATCTTTCATTTTCAACCTTACTTATTTGTTTTTGAACTTTTAAAACTTCTCTTAAACCCCTTAATAATTCTTTTAAATTAGATATTTCTACTTGAGTAGGTCCCTTTTTAGAAGGAAACGGAGAGCCACCTCCAGTAGCGTCTTGATCTCTATATGGATAGTTTTTTGACATATATTAGAATTATTCTATTATAAATATAAAAAAAGAAAAGGCATATTGCCTTTACTTTTTAAAATTATATGTTGAGTTAGGGTTTATATTAGGACCCTTAGTAGGAACTGAATTACTTGCTTTTTTATTAGCTTTCTCCATTTCTTCGTTTTGTTTTTTATTCCATTCACTTACTTTATGAATGTGGAGCATTCTTAACCAAACAGGCATGTTATAAACTTCTGAGTGTATAAATCCACCACCACCATGGTACACTAGATCATGAATTTGATTAAATATTAGCTCTCTATATTGTGGCGTCAGGCCAAAAAAAGTTAACACCAACAGGAATATCTATTGTAGTAATATTCCCTCTAGCATCTTCATAATCATATGATAAATCAATACTAGGTTGGATTTCTTTAATATAATTTCTTAATTCACGTGAATCTCTTGCTAATAACTGAGTATCAACAAACTTTCTTATGTTTTTATTATCATAATCTCCTTCTATAGAAGTAATTATATATTTCATTCTTGTAGATAATTCACTGGATGATTCCTTATTAATTTTAGCTAATCCTTTTAGTTCATTACTAAGTTTTTGTTCATCTTCGTGAGTTAAAAATTTAAATGTAATTTCTTTTTTAGACGTAGGTAAAGTAAATTCAAACTCATTTTTACCGTCTGAAACTAATGACTCATCTATGGGTTTATCTTCTATATTAGATAAATTTACATCTATTTTTTGACCTCTATATTCAAAGGTATAATCTGAACCATAACCTAAAATACGAGCAGCTATTAATATTGCATTTTTATCTCCTATTAATAATTGTTTATAATCAATAGGCGTAACAATAAGAGACTGTAATAATTTGTCTATTACTGTTCCATTTTGTATAAGGTTTTGATTAGTTAATATATCTTCTTCACGAGCAGTCATATATTTCATTTCAATGACTCCCTTTCTTAGAGGTGAATCTTCAGGGTAAAATAAACCTTTTGAGGGTAATGTGACTTCTTCAGTCGGAAATTGGTATTTTTCTTCCATAACGTTATTTAATTAAAACTAGTTCGGATATACATATATGTGGAAATAAAAAAGCGCCAAAAATAGGCGCTTTCTTTTTTATATAAATAGAATTTTTAGTAGTTCAATATACAATAATCCATAGCCATAGTTATTGAAATATTTACTGGTGTATCTGATGTCCAATCCATATCTCCAAAGGATGCATTAGTTAAAAAAGCACCTTTTAAAATCCATTCTTCAACAATATCACCTACAGGTCCTAATGTTTGAATAGTTACATCTTTTTTATAAAAATCAGAATAACCATCTCTACCTGTAACTGATTCATGGTGTAATCTAACCCACTCCATTACTGCTTGAGCACCTGATGGTGTTACAGGATCATATAGATCACAGCTAATAGGTGTCCAGTTGGCTTTACCTTTAATCTTTCTTTTCACGTTAATGTGATCAAGAACTATTTCACTCATTTCTATAGTAGGACGAGATATTTTTTTAATTAAATATGCTGGAATGCCATCAATTTCCATTAAAAACCTATTTTGTAACTTAGGTTCAAAAGCATTGAAAAACATTTCATTTGTTGATAGTGGTGTTGCCATTTTATTCTATTTTTGTTATATGTTTATAAATATAAAGTTTTTCTTTTTTTTAGTAGCCTCCGCCACCTCCTGTACCTCCTGTACCACCTGTGCCACCTGCACCTCCAGTACCTCCATCAAATGTAGCTCCTGTTGGTAATACGTTAAAGTCTAGTACTACAAATTCTGCTGTTCTAGTTGGTTGTAAATAAATAGCTCCTCTTAATTCGTTTCTATCTATTTCTGCTGCAGTGTTATTACTTTCGTCCATTACAACTCTAAAAGCAAATAATCCTTGGCTTTGTTGTACTGATTCTAAATATGGATTAACAATGTTTAAGAATCTTCTACGAGTTTGAAGTGTATTTTGTTCAAATACTAAATATCTTGAAGAACTTGCAATAAACTTCTTAACAGTAATTAATAATCTACGAACATTAATTCTATCTAATGCTGTTGATCTTTCTTGTAGTGTTTTCTGACCCCAAATACAAACTCCGGTTTGTGGGAATGTAGCGATTGGGTTAATTTTATTATCATATAATCTATCTCTTTCAGCTTGATTTAATCTGATTTTAGCTTCAATTACATTTCCTAATACACCTCTATTTAAACCTGCTGGTGCGAACCACTCAAATCCAATTCTATCAGAAGCAGCTATTGCACCTGGTATAACAACGGATGGTGGTACTAATGTTGGTATATTTCTGGAAGGATCAAGTACTTTAACCCATGGATAATAAGATGCAGCGTAGTTGGTGTCTAAACCACTTGCGTTGCTTATAGCTGTGTTAACTGATGAATCTACAGTACTTAAATCCATTACAAAGAATGTATCTCCTCTTCCTTCTGACATATCAATACCTGCATTAGTAACTAATGGGTGTAAAGAATGAATAACACCAGGCATAGCTAACATATTAATATCATATTCATCTTGATTAGATAATATATCTAGTGCTTTTTTATATCCTTTATATCCAGCTTTTGATGTTGTACTTAAATCAAATCCATATAAATTAGTTGCTGAAATATTTGCTCCTACTTGTTTTACTGTATGTGGAGCAATACCATCATCTCCACCTTGGAAAGGTATTGTAAATTTAAGTTGTGTGTTGTCTGGACCAGTTGCTGCTGTTGTATCAAGAGAAGCACTTAATGAACCTGACCATTTACTAGAACTTGGATGACCTGAATAATTTTCTACGTTAAATGCTCCTGCTACATTGTTTTCTAAAGTAGTAGGAATTGGTTGTAAAAATGCTTCATTATCCGATTCTTCAATAATATTTTTAAATCCTAAAAATGCATTTTCATTATAATTTGTTCCATCTGCTTCTAATGTTTGAACTCCCTTATAAGAAGCTGAAGGGAATACAACATTTATATTTAATGAAGATGTTGGAATAGGATTATATAATGCTGCAAATCCTTTTGGTGATAATTTAGGTGATATAGCTCCCTGTTCTACGGCTGTAGAAGGTTCTACTCTAATATAGTTTGAAATATTTGGGTAGTTTCCAAGTAATTCTACTTTATCTAAAGTTTCATTATATTGTGGGTATCTATCTCCAATCACTCTTGCAATATAATTAGGTGAAGCTGGGTTTAGATCTAAATTATGGAATTCTTCTATAGGTGTATCAAGATCGCTATCCATTGTTCCTCTAACAAATAAAGAGAATCTTGAATATTGTTCAACACCATCTATATCTGCTGGTTCTTTTAAGTTAGCAATTGAGATTTTATATTCATGGCATAAATGTTTACCATGGTCTAATGTATGAACTGTAAATAAATCTTTAGTTGTTTTATTAGCATCTAAAAACTGTGAAGTAATTGCAGGAGTTGAAGCATATCCATATCCTTCAGTGGTTGTTGTTAAACCTGGTCCTCCTTTAAATGCTAAATTAGCAGATTGACTTACAATTATAATACTTCCTCCACCTTGTAGTCCAGGGTATCCTGTAACATCTGTTCCTTGAATTGATTGTGTTACTCCAAGATGACTACCAGTAAATGTAGTACTTGCATCAACTGCTGCTCCTGCATGTAAGTGTGTAATTGTTACTGTATTACTAGAAACAGAAGCTGTATATAAAGGTAAATTAGATACTGAACTTGTTATAGAGTTTACACCAATTGCTACTGCTTGTGCTAGATTAGCAAAAGTAATAGAAGATGTAGCATCTCCCGTTAAGAAAGAACCAATATCCATTGGTGCTAGAGCTCCACTAACACCTGTTACAGGTGCTATACCTAAAGCCATTGCTGGATGGTTAGTATTTGTAGCTACTAAAGCTGCTGAACTACTAAAATATAAAGTATGTTGTTCTCCTTCGGCATTTGTTAAATAAAGAGCACCTGATGCTGCTGAAGAAGTATTATGAAGACTTGATGTAAAAATTGTCCCTGCTGCACTACCTCCTAAAGTAATATTTACAACTTCTGCGGCTGTATTTTGTATACTTGTTTGTAGATTTTTAAAGTTTATATATGTGTATCCTGGAGTTCCATCATATGCTGTAGCAGATGATGCTCCATCTGTACTACTATTAGGTGAACTACCTAATTGTTTAAATATATAATTTGTATTAGATGGATTTAAAGATGCAGATAAAGTTTTAGATGAAGCGCCACCACTTCCACTTAAAATTATTTTAAAACTATTTTGTAATTCTGCTGGAGCTGCTGAGGAAGAATTTAATTCTAATACACTATTTTTTAAACTTGGTAATGCACTTGTATTTTTAGAAGGATAAATTACTCCCGCTATTACAGGTGTTGTACTTCCTGAACCAGAAGCTGCTAAAACAATAATTTCATTAGTTCCTTGTGTAAAAGTATAACCACCACCTGCTAGTACTCTACATACTGTTACTGTTCCTGCATTTTTTAAATATTCACGAACTGTTTGTGGGATATAGGTTTCTGAGCTTAGGGGTCCGAATCTTCTTTCAAATTCGCTAATGCTTCTTACTACTGTAGGTACAAATGCTGGTCCTTTTTCTGTAGGTCCAATAATTGCTGCTCCAATTGCACCAACTCCTTGTGGTAAGAATGAAAGGTCGTTTTCTCTTGTAAAAACACCTGGTGAAATAATTTGTTCTGCCATCTTATATGTTATTTAGTATGTTATTTCTTTGATCGGTTCCATCATAAATATGAAAGGGAAACGTAAACCAAACCAAAAAAATAATTGAGTGTATAACTCAACCACTAATAAATATAAGATTACTTTGAAGGGGTAAAAGTACCAGAATCTAGATTTATACTTCCAACACCATATTTATCTGATAATTTTTTAGCTACGTTTTTTTCTTTTTTTTCTAAATCAGATAATTGTTTTTTTAATAGAGATTCTGCTTCGCTTAGTTTAATTTTATTAATTTCTACTTGTCCAAACTGTAAAATAATTTGGTCC